GTAGCCGGTGGAATACTCGTTCTGTCCTCGCTGATTTACCCGGAAATCCGGATTGTCAAGCTCGTTCTTGCCGCTCAGCGTATTCCAGTACGCCTTCTCATCGGCTGTTACGTGGATATCCGTGTCAGCCGCGTGCGCTTCTATGGCGGCTCTGGCTACGCTGTCAGCACCCGAGCCGCCCAGTGCTGCCGTCTTAAAAGGGCATGCGGTGTAATCGCTCCCTACAAGCTGAACCGAGCCAGTCCCGAGTAAGTAAACAGTACCGCAAGTTCCGTCTATTCTCATAGCCTGCCCCGCAGGAATGCTGGCGGTGCCGTCAGCTCCCGCCGTGATTCCCGGCGTTGTGGACGCATATATCGCGTCCGTGCCATCGTTGCGGAGCCAGGCGTTAGTGCCGCCTGAGTAATTCACCCTGATTTCCGCGCCTGTGAGCGCTATCGTCTTTGATGTCATGTGTTACCTCCTACATTGTATTTTTTCATGAGATATGCCGTGTTCTTCTGTACAGTCGCTGCATCGTGGTACTGTGAGCCAAAAGCGCACAGTACAATGTCGGTGCTTGTGAGTTCGTGATTTTCCGGGATCCTGCCACCTCTATTCGAGAAATTAAGCAGCATATTTCCGCCGTAATTTCCTGTATAGATTCTATTTTGAGCACCAACCAAAACTGAATCAATATACAGCAATATCTTTCCGCTGTCGCGAGTGTAGCATACGATGTGGAAGCCAGAGGAATCAACGCTTGACGGTATATCTCGCGCCACCGCAGAAAATGCAATTGTATTATAATCGGATTCCTGACCGAACAAGCTGAATATATCAAATCCATAATACTTACTGTCAATGGACAAGTGCTTGGTGATAAGCGGGAACCATGTCATTCCGCCGGCAGATTTGTAATCAGCCCGCAGTATGGCATACACGGTATTCGGCTCATCGCAAATAAGCGAACCATACTCCCCGGGATTAAAACGCAAAGCGCTACCGTTTTCCGAGCCTCCGGAAAGCGTGATATCGTTGTATCCGGAAACAGAATTTCTCCAGCGACTGTTCGCAATATCCCGCGTATCTGGCGTGAACATTCCGAATATTCCGTCCATGATAAATGCCGTCTTGCTTATTCCTCTGCACATTGCTACAGCCCAGAACACCGCGTTATGCGCAGCCACATCGGTTATACCCGCCGAGATTTCCGGCTCGAACTCGTTTCCGTTGCTGTCGCTGATTTTGGATATCAGCCCGGTTTCCGCGTCCTTTTCGACCGTGTATGTCACGCCGTTGAACTTCACGGAGGTGTCGGTCAGGTACTGGTATTCGGTGAGAGCAGCAGACGTTGCACCCGCCGCCACCTGCTTCTCCGTGGCCTCCTGCCGGTTCTCAGTGCTCCGGTTCTGCGCCTTGCTTTCCGCCGTGCAGGATATCTTCTCGACAAAGCCGCCCGTGCAGGTCAGCGACAGCTCCTGTTCCATAACGATCACCTTCTTCTGAGTGCCGTCCGCGTCCTCGACCGTGAACACATCGCCCGGTTCGAGGATATTTTCCGCAGGCATTTCGAGTGAAACCGCCGAGTAATTCAACCCGCCGAGCCTGTTCCATGTGTATTCCGCAATGCCGACCGTAGCAAACGGGTCATACGCCGTCACTATGCCGTCGGCGGTTTCGTCGTACTCAGAAGCAGTGCCGTCGATGTAGATTTTATCGTCGCCGCCGCGCTGGAGCAGTATCCCCTTGACCGTGTATCCGCTTCCACCTGCTATATCCAGCGAGTAGCATCGTCCGTGCTGAACGGTTTTTCCGACCTCCTCGTAAGCCGGAAATTTCAGCACCTCAGACGGCGAGAATCGCGCGTTCCTGCCGTGACTTGCTGCAATATAGCTTATCAGCTCCTGCGCCGTGTAACCGTCGGGAGCTTTCTCGACCGTGATGTCCTCGCAGACAAAATCGGTCGTGACCCCGGCGCGGGCGCAGAGGTAATTCAGCATTGCCTGCATTTTGCAGGGGAACGTCGGCGCGGTCGCTTTGCTGGTGTCCACCCAGCTCACGCGCTTGTCGAGCCTGCTCATCATGTCGTAAGCCTTGACCGCGGTAACGCCGTTCCGCGTGACGGCTTCGTCAACGTAGAATGTCCCGAGCTGTATCCAGTCGAGCACCGGAGCAGTGCAGCGGTAAAAAACTTCAACTTTTTTCAGCCGCCCATTGAAAAGCGTCGTCGCCTTAGTTTCGAGCGTGAGCATGTCCGACATGCACGCGCCTATCTGGAGCTGGTCGGAGCAGCTTCGCAGGATATCAATGCTGATGATATCTCCGAGCCACAGGGATTCCGGCTCCGCGCCGTTGCCGTAAACCTTGACCATAACTCCGAACTGCCGCCCGGAGCCCTGAACCTGCGTTAGATATTCGTCTGAAACTGTCCTCATATCACATCTCCTCGAACACCAGCGAGATCTCGCTGCACATTACGTCGTCGCCGTCCGCGTAAAGCACCGGGGTCGGGATATCACCGCTCAGGTGAACAGAATACACGCTGCTGTCAACGCTGACATTGAACGTTATCGGCTTTATGACCGCCTTTATCTCCTCCCACTTCGCAAGAGGAACGATCGGGAACTGCACCGAAATGCGCTTCTTTGAAAGCTCGGAGATACGATCTACCACCAGCGAGCCGTTCAGCGTCTGGTTGACCGACTGGCTCCGGAACGTGTCCGCGATATCCGGCGGCAGGATAAATTTGCTGACGTCGATATCGCCTATTTTTAGTATCATGATACCTCCTAGAAATTGAATGGCGATTTGCCGGAGCGCTTCGCCATGATGTTGCAGTCCCGCACGCACGCCTTGCCTATCGTCAGGTCGCCGGCGGTCAGCTCGATGGTGATATCGCCGAACGCGTCCTCAAACCTCTCGACCTTGCGCTGCAGTTTGGTTATCGCGTTTATCACGTCGGCGAGGTCGGTCTCCTTCGAAGCGGACGAACTTTCAGCCGCGCCCGATATCGCGCCGGTCAGGGCGTTTATCTGGTGCGCGGAGGCCGTCTTTCCGAGGACGTCCTTGCCGATAAGGGATTTCAGCGCGGCTGTCTGGTCGTTGTCCCACATGGTAGGGACATACGACGTTATGCTGATGAAATTGCCCTGGTTGCCTGTGGAACTGCTCGAACCGCCTGAGCGGGTCTTGGTTTTCGATGTGTCGGCGGTTGGGGTGTAGGGCTTGTAGGTGTAGGTGCTTTCATGCTCGGGTTCAGCGGGCGTTTCTTCTGCGGGAGCGGCTGTATTACCACCGCCCGACTTTTTCCGATAGTAGTCTGCCTGCGTTTGTGAACCATATATGAGCTGTTTTTGCTTGGGAGCAGTCAGCTCATTGAATGTGCTTTCTATCTCTTCGAACTCCGTCATTTTTGCGTACATATCGTCCCGCGCCTGGACAAGCTGGCTGTAGATGGCGCTGTCGAACGCGTCCGTGCCGACATATTTCTCCATGCGGCTGACCATTCTTGAAAGCGCTTCATATCGCTCACGGTAGGTAGTTCCCGCCTTGAATTTGTAGTCTGTCGTGGAAGAAAACAAATCGCTGGTTATTCCTTCGTAATTCCCGCCTGATTCGTCAATGAACCACTTCTGGAGATATTTGTGCAAGTCGCTGTTGGAATCGGTATTATTCAGCGACAGCGCCCATTCCGTATCCTGCGCGTCCTGCGCGGTGTAGTATGCTGCTTTCGCGTCAGCTTCCGCAAGTTCGCCCTTGCTGTCGATAAGCTCGCCCAGCAATGAAAGCTGCTCCTCATACTTGCCGTTAACAAGGTCGATTTTCGCGGCCTCCTGACCGTAGGTATCTATCAAGGCCTTTTGCAGTTCCTCAAGTTTTTCCTTTGTTTCTTTGGCGTCATCAGCAGAATTTTTCAATGCCTTGTACTGGTCGGAAAGTTTTTTTACTTCCTTTGCGGCGTTCGCGGAGTCCTTTGCAGTTTCGTTAAGCTGCATAGCCTGATTATGGAGCTCGTTCACCTTTTCGGCTGAGGTTTCAGTGGTATTGTTGAAAGCCACAAGCGCGCCTATCGCGCCCGCCGCAAGCGAAGCTATCAGCACGAACGGATTTGCTGCGCCTGCAACATTCAGGGCTATCTGCGAGGCTGTCGCCGCGTCAGTGATGGCCTTGAATGATTTTAGCGCGGAAACCGCCGCCGAAACAGCGTTTCCTATCTTGATAACGGTATTGAACGTGATGAGTGCCGCTACTATCGCCGCGATAACGTCACGCATTTCCCATGCTACTTTGATAGCCTTGCCGATAAAATCGACCGCGCCTTTGAGCGCGGATATCAGAGTAGGCAGGTGCCGCGCCGCAAAGTCCGAAACCTTGGCCGCGATGTCAGCGGCTATCTCAATGAGCGGCGGTAGCAGCTCTGATATTATAAGCGTGAGCGGGTCGATGAGGTCGAGCAACGATTCAACAAGTGGCTCCGCTGCGTCCAACAGCACCGGAACGACCTCGTCAGCTATCTTGTCGAGCTTGTCAATGACCTCCGAAACGACCGGGATAAGCTCGTCGCCAAGCGGCTGTATCAACAGCTCAACCTGCCTTTTCAGCCCGTCGAGCGCGTCCGAGAGCGAACTGTAATTTACCTCGACTATCTCGTCCACAGCTCCCGCGCAGTCGTAGGCGCTGTCGGAGATATCGCCGAGCGCCTTAACCGCGTCAGCGCCGAGATCCTCCCACATGGTCCCGAACAGGTTCACGCCTGCTTCGTTCTGCGCGATGGGGTCTTCCATATCGCCGAGAGCCTTTATGATTGTCTGGAACGCGTCCCGGGCAGCGTCGCCGCCCTGTGCTAACTTCTTCGCCATATCCTCTGCGTCGTAGCCGAGGGCTTCAAAGCCTTTTTCAGTCGTGTCCGAGCCGTCGATAGCGCGGATAGAAAACTCCTTGACTGCGTCGCCTATTTTATCGAGGTTCCATGCTCCGTTCTCCGCGCCGTTCGCGAAGATAGTGAACATATCGTCGGCAGAAAGCCCCAGCTTTTTGAACTGCACGGAGTACTCACTGATATTGTCCAGCAGCTCTCCGGAGTAGTCGAGGCCGTCCTGCGCACCTTTGGCGATATAATCGAACGCGTCCTCGGCAGCTATACCGAAGTTCTCCACCATAGCTTTAGCGGCGCGGGAGGTCTCGGCGACGTCCATATCGAACGCGTCCTGCAGGGCGTAGGCGCTTTCGGTGATTTTTTCGAGCGGCTCCGCGTCCATTTCGCCGAGATTCTGAGTTATCGTGGAAATGCTCGCGGCGATGTCGTCGAAATTCTCGCCGAAGTTGTCGCCGTAAACTCCCTTTATCACCTCGGAGTACTTTTCAGCGGCAGCCGCGCCCTCGCCTGTGGCGCTGGTAACACGCTTGACTGCCTTGTCCAGGTCGTCAGCAGATTTTACCGCCGCCGTGCCTATCGCAGTACCCGCCGCAGCCGCTGCGGAAGCAGCCGCGCCTATTGCCTTGATAGCTCCCAGAGCCGCTTTTTCAACCTTATCTGCGGAATCTCCGATTATCTTCTCCGCGTTCTTGAGATCGTCGGGGAGCTTGCTGTTGTCGCCCCGGATATGGTATATTACTTCTCCTTCGGGCATTTTTCCTCCTTTCGGGCATGAAAAAAGCACGCTGATTTCTCAACGTGCTTTGTGTATTTGATTGTATTCAGATTTTAATACCCCACAGCCTCAACGCCGTAAACAGCCTGCGAATGAGTGAACCCCTCATACTCGAGCTGGTCGATAAGCCCGCTCTTTGAAAAGCTCATGATATCCAGGTAGTCAGCAGCTTTTTTCGCCGCCTGTTCATTCCAGTCAGCGCCGCAGTGGTCTGCTCCGTATGTAGCTTCGGAAGCCGAGTAGCCCTCGTATTCAAGCTGATTGATAAGTCCGGAATACGAAAACGCCATTATGCTAAGGTAGTCCTTGGCTTTGTTCAGCGCGTTGGTTTCGCCCATCGTTGCCTTGACTTCGACGGGTTTCGCGGTCTGCGGCTTTGCTGTAGTTGTCTGGACTGTAGTCACAGGCGCGGCGGTCGTTGCGGGCGCCGCCGTAGTAGTCGCGGCTGTCGTCTGGGCAGCGGATTCAGCGGCGCTCTGCAAGGAATTGTACTCGCTTTTCAGTTCCTCGTAGTCGGAATTCAGCGAATCATACTGTTTCTGCAAATCGTTGTGCTCAACGCTCAACTGGCGATACTGCTCGCGCAGGTTACTTTCCTCCGATTCAAGCGAATTATATTTCTCCTGCGATACGGAAGAACAACCGGCAAGCAGAGCGATTGCGCCGGCTGCGCAAAATGCTATTATCTTCTTCATAGGAAATTACCTCCAAATCGTTTATTTCCTACATTATAGCACGTCCCTCCGAAAATGTCAATACAGAAATCATTCAGCCTGCGCCCGCAGCATATTGAACAGCCCGTCCCAGCCCCCGCCGTCCTGCGCCTGCGAAGCGCTCTTATTCGGCAGCGCGTACAGCGTTTTCAGCTCCGTGAGCCGCCGGATATACTCCGCGTTGTGCTTGTTCGGAGCCGGGATATCCTCCGAGCGTATCCGCATTATCTGCTTCACCGGCGCGTCCTCCGGAAGCCCGTGGAACATCGCGAGGAACGCGCACCAGTGCAGCCGCCCGCACTCCTGTATCAGGTCGATACCGTAAGCCTGCCGGAACGACGAGTATATCTCCTCCGCGTCGAAGCTGAAATCAACGCACTTCTGCGGCTGCTTCTGCGTTGACAGCCTCCGCTGCGGTGGAGCTATCACCTCGTCCATAAGCTGTTGAAGTACCCGGCTCTGTACCTCCGGCGGCGGGGTTTTCCGGCAGTCCACGAGCCATGAGAAGCCCGCCTCCGTCTTTTCCTCCGGCGTGAGCTCGGGGTCATCGAGAACGTCGTAGAACCTCAGCACCCGGTCGAACCACAGAGTCAGCCGGAACTCCTGACCTTCAACGGTAATGCGGTCGGGAAACGGCTCGTACAGCCTCATCTGAACTTCTTCCCCCTGCGGTAGATTCCCTTGAGCTGTTCGCGGCGGCGGGCTATGCACTCGTTCACGCGGGGGAGTATCACGTCGTAGATATACGGCACTATCGCGACGGACATCTCAACGTAGTTCCCATCGAAGAACTCGCAGATGGTTTCCGCGTTCTCCCTGCCGAAACACACCGCGAATACCCCGCGCACCGCCCTGCCGTACTGCTCGTAAGCCTCGGCGTAGTCCTTATCGGAAGCCGCCTTTTTCAGCGCCTGCTCGGCGGTCGTGATGTCAGTGAGGTTCCTGCGGAGTCCCCCCGCGATGGCGTCGATGTCAACGACGAACTCCAGCTTTGCGGCGGGCTTTCCGTCCTCTCCGCAAAGCTCCAGCGCGTCGCGTATCTTCTCCGATCTCTTTATCTGGTACATTTTCTGCTCCTTTCAGCATTAAAGCCCTGTCTTCTTCTCGCCGGTGTCGTCCAGATTTCCGTCCTCGACGGTGGGCTTGCCATTCATCGCCATGACTACAGTCACAGCGTTCGGCGCGGTGGATTCGCCGCCTGCAATAGCTATCTGGGTCAGCGTTACCGGACAGGTGACTATCTGCCCGTTGCGGTTCATCTTGATATCGGTAACACGCGCCGCGCCGGGGCTCCACTGAATCTTGTCGAGATAAGCGCACACCGGGTCGCTTGCCATGAAGTCACCCTGAAGCGTTATAGTAGGCTGGAATCCGGTAACTGTGCTGGAGCTGTAACCGCCGTCGCTGAGGTAGGACGCGGAATACACGTTCTCGTTCAGCGCGTTCGCGCAGTTCTTGAACGCATTGCACATGGACTTATAGGTCGCGCTGTCACCTGTGGGCGTGGTGTTGATGAACACCTTGACCTCGTGGTTCAGCTCAACACCCGCTACCTTGGGTAATGTCTGGGACATAGTAATTCTCCTTTCAGTCGAAAAATTCGGAATTATGAATGCGGAATTCGGAATTTCGGTGCCGCCTGCGGCGGTTATTTAAATACGTCCCACGAAGTGGGACACCTTAATTCCGAATTAAGAATTCCGAATTCCGAATTAAATAATGATCCGCAGGCTGACGGACAGCGAATATATCCAGTAATCGCCGTCCGTGCCTACGAATAACGGCTCGCTGCGTGCCTCCGCGTTAACGACAGGCGCACCGAGCCGGGCTGTATCGCAGGCGTTGGCTATCCCGCAGAGGAAGCCGTAAGCCTGCTCCTGTTTCTTGAATTTCGACAGCACATCGAGTGAAATCACCGCCCGGCGGTTCGCGAGGTCGAGGGAGGTGAACTCCCGGGAACCTGTCACGACCTGCACTGCGATACTCTCCCCGGGCGAAAGAAGCCCGACGGACGCCGGCTGCCCTGTTGTTTTCTCCGCAAAAGCCCGGAAAGCTTCGACTGCCTGTAACTGCGCCGTCATTTGTTCAGCTCCTTTCGCAATGCTGTTTCGTAGATTTGCCGCCATTCCTCGCCGTGGTCTGCCTGGGCGCGCTCGCACCAGTGGGAGCCGGCTTTCGGGTTCTTGCGCTTATCGAATTTAAGCCGCACCTCCGGCGAGACCTTGACCTTCGTCTGACCCTCCCGCGCCCATGCTGAACCGGTTTTCGGGTCCACCATCAGCACGCCGTGATACAGATATCTAGCGTAGGGAGTAGACCAGACGAGCTTTCCGTGCAGTATATCGCTGTGGATATTCGAGCTGTTGACGAGCGCGTCCTGGTCGTCCGGGACGTACTCGTTGCAGTCCGCGAGCGCCTGCTGAGAGGTTATCCCGAGCGCCTTTTCGGAAGCCGCGCGGATATTCATTGCAATCTGCGCGGAATTGATGTTCACCGTCACAGGCACAGCCCCACCTCCAGATGATGGAGTTTCTGACGGTCGTAAAAAACCTCGACAGTCTCAACGCGGTAACGCTTGCCGCCAAATTCGACGATATATCCCGGCTTGAACTCCGCCCCCGGAGCGCTGTTCCGGCAGTCGTAGAAAAGCGTTGCAGACAGCGTAACAGAGCGGTTGTCGGACGTGATTATCATTTTACTCGCAGGCTCTACGCGGATATGCGTGAGCTTCGCCAGCTCGACGAGCTCCTTTTTCTGCCACGCGTTTTCTTTCTCCTCGTACAGCACAGCCGAATGAATCAGCAGGGAACGCGGGATAGGTCTCATATCCTCACCCCTCTGTAGAGCAGTCCGGTCGGCTCCAGCAGCGCCAGAGCCTGGGCGCACAGCGAATTCGCCGCCGAACCGCCGGAATTGCCTGAACTCCCGCCAGCGGGGCTCCCGCCGCCGGAATAGCTGAACTTCCCGAGCGTTACTGAGCCGCCGTCCGTGGTCTCCGACAGCGCAGAAACACCGCCGTTTTCGAGGATAAACTCCGCCTGCGCGCAGACCGCATTCTGCGCCGCTGTACGCCAGACTTTCGGCGTGGTAGCTACAGTATACCCCGAGGGGAATATCTCCCGGTCTACGATAAGCTCCGCGCGTTTGAGAGCGGCTGTCAGCTCGTCCGAATCCGTCCAGCCGCCCCAGTTCTCGGAGTAATATTCAGCCGTGACCGTCATGCTACTGTAACATAGCCGACCTTAACGCACTTCTTGCTGCTATCGAGGTCGATTATCTCAATGATGTCGCCCTTCTTGCAGGAAATCTGCGTGCTGTTGGAAGTGAACGCATTTGTCGTAGCGATGGCGGTGAAGTCCTCCTCAAGCGCCGCGCGCTTTGCCGGATTCACGCGGTATACGAACGCGTCCGCAGCGCTCTCGGCGACAGTGACCTTGCACTTGTCAGAAGCAAACGCGCCCTGCATAAGAGTGAGCGAACCCGCGGAAAATACCGCGTAGACAGCGCTCTTGCGGAGCACCTCATGTCCGTAAACGGAACGCCCCTGAACCGCAGAAGAACCGATGTGCTTGCTGTCCTTGAGGTCATTCACGGCGATAGGCACCTTCCATGCGTTGATGCGCGTAGCATAGCGCGGGTGACCTGCGATCATCGCAAGGTTAGCGGTGTCGTCGTTCCACTCGTACACGGTGAATCCCGCGATCTTGCCGACCGCGCCGGACTGCTTCACCTCGTCGCCGAGCGCGGAAGCCTGCACGAACAGCGGGCTTTTCAGCATAGCCGCGTAGATGTCCGGGGTAACAAGCAGGTAGCGTCTGCCGTCGTTCGGGACGTTCGCCTTGCTCATCAGCGTACGGATATCCACAACATCGCTGTATACGGTGCTTGCGGAAATGGAGGACGTATTGACGCGGGTGCCCTGCGAGATGAGCGTGGAAGCGCCGTCGCGGTCGAGGGCGGTCGCCATGGAGTAGCCCGCGCTGTCAAGCCTGTCCGCGATAAGGTTGTCGGGAACGGAAGCCGCGTCGTAGCCGTCCACAAGCTCGTTGACGTACTTCTCGCGGTTGATGAGGATAGAGCGGTACTCGGTGGAGCTTTCGGAAAGATCGCCGCCGGCGCTGCGGTCGTAGTCGCCGACCTTGACCTCGCCGTCGCGCACCGGAACCTTGACCGCGCCCGCGACCGGGTCGCCCTCGTAGTCGTTGTTGAAGATGATACCGTCCTTAAGAATGTTTTCCGAGCGCATTTTCGCAAGGACAAGCGAAGAATAGCGCTCCTGAGCCTCATGAGCCATAGATTTCTCCTTTCAGTCGAAAAATTCGGAATTATGAATGCGGAATTCGGAATTTCGGTGCCGCCTGCGGCGGTTATTTAAATACGTCCCACGAAGTGGGACACCTTAATTCCGAATTAAGAATTCCGAATTCCGAATTAAAACTTGATTCCGGGGTTCTTCGCACGGAACGCGGCTTCAACGCCGGAAATCGCGGCGCTGCCGTTCCCGCCGGAAACCCCTGTTGTTGTCGGCGCTGAACCTCCCGCGAACTGCGGATATTTCTTCAGCACCTCGTCGATTGCCTTTTCAAGCGGCATGTCGTCGCTGACTTTAAGCGAAGCCAGCGCTACTACGTCGTCCGCCGCGTCGGGCTTTACGCCCTTTGACGTGGCGAGCAGCTTCGCTTCAAGGGCTGCGACCTTCTTCTCGGCTGCGTCCGCGCGGTCTGACTGCACCTTGATAGCTTCCGCGGACTTCTGCTCTGCGGATTTCTGGTCGTCCTGCCACTTGTGGAATGCTTCCAGTTCCTCCTTGCCGGGAAGTCCCTTGCGTTCGCGCTGAACGCGTGCCTTAATGAGGTCGTTGACCTCGTCCTGCGTGAATGTTTTTGCCGCCCCCTGCGCGCCAGTTTTGCGCACAATACCGTCCGGGTTTACATCGCCGGGAATGTTTTGCGCAAAACTTTGCGTAGATACGTTAGGATCACCTCCGGCGGTCTGAGCGCCGCCCTGCTCCTGTGTGGTCTGAGTGGTCTGTGTTTCGTCTGACATTGTTACCTCCGTTTATAGCCTGTCGGCTGTTGTTCCGCGCGGGCTTTTAGTGTCGTCAGCGTGTTTCGGACAATAAAAAAGCGCCGTGCATTGCTGCATAGCGCTTGATTATTCAGTTGTACGGTGAACGATTTGTTCATTGTTTGTAATGGAAAAGCACCCTGTTTTGTGCAGGGCGCTTATATCATATCAGGGTTGTTAAGCGGAGGAAGCTTCTTGACTTCCTCAAACGCCTTTTTCACATCATCAGGAGCGTCGTCACGAAGGAACATACCATGCTTGCCCTTGGGGCAGTAAAGATACGGCGTGATTTTTTCTATGAGTTCGCTCTCATGCTTAGGCATTACAATTCTCATCGTGTACCTCCTTTCAGTATTTCTTTAACACGATATTCGGTGTAAACCTCATCATATTGCCCAGTCACGAACGACCTAGTGGCATACCCGCTAATATCATAAATATTATACCCGTTATCCTGCAATTTGTCAAGCTTTTTCTTACACTTGGCGCGAAGATACGGCAGATATTCCGCAGCATAATTTTCAACTGTAATATTGCCGTGGGTTTTCCGATAATCGTCAGCGTCAAGCCAGTGCAGGCATTCGTGCAGTGCGGTACTGAGCCGATTATCGGCACACGCCATCTGCGCCCGAAACTCAGGTGTTTCCTCGACGGTCAGCAACGATTCATCAAGATACAGCGCATTGTGCAAAGCGTTAAATGCAGCAGGAGGACCGCCCATTTCGTCATGACTGACAATACAGATATTCGGCAGTGTTTTCCGGTTTCCACAATCGAGCAGCTTGTACACATCGGTAAGTCTGGTATCTATTTCGTGAAGCGCCTTGGGCTTGATGTCTGCGTTTTCGGAAAGATATATCTTATTGTGCCGGTCGGTAACGCGGTTGAGCGTTATCTCAGTAGGCTTGCCATTAACCAAACGCTGCGCGTTTATCCGGTCGGACTTATCTACAACCACAGGCTTGTAAAACTGCGAATTGTCCTGCGACGGCTTTGGAACTGTGATTTTGTTCGGAGCTATCGCCCCGTAAGTCCTCACCCTGTCCGACCGATATTTCAGCCCGTTGCTGTCGCAGTAAGATTTCAGAGCCTTGTTCTGCTCCGTCATCTTCCTGCGGACTTCCTTTGCGCCCTCGGTGTCGCCTGCGGCTTCGAGCATGTCGGCTTCCGTTTTGGATTTCCGCACCTTGCGTTCAAGCTCCCGCTGCTTGCAGACCTTGTTGTAAAGTTCCTTGCCCTCGGTATCGTCATACTCAACCGAGGACTTCCGGAAAAGCCCGTCGGAAACACCGCGCGGTCTATGCCCGCAGTTTATCCCGAACAGCCCGTCCGGCTCGCCGAAGCTCGTCTGCGACAGCGGAATTACCTTGTGTTTCCTGCCGTTGATGTCGGTTATCTCGGTAGTCCTGCCGGAGCGCGAAATCAACTTCCCCTGCCACGGTCGGCATTTCGGACGGCTGCCGGGGTGACTGCTCACCTCGAACACGTCCTGCCCGAGGCTGTCCATAGTCGAGAACTGCGCTTCCAGAGCGGTGTTCTTGACCGTCGCGCGGATATCCATGTTGACGTACGCTTCCGGAGACCATTCGCGCCCGGACTTATCCACAAACGCCGGAATGCCTTTCTGCGCCATCTCGTGTATCGTCGTGCGGACTGCCTTTGTGCGGCTCTCCGCGCCGGATACGACCGAAGCCGTATTGCTGTTCAGAATATTCAGCACGTCCTGCTTGTTCGCTATCTCGGACTGCTCCCGGCGCTGTTCTGCGGTTTTGCGCAAAATGCCGCCTTGGCTTGTGCCTGCCAGTTCCGTGTTGCGCAAAACCTGCCATTTCGCCGCGACGGAATTTACCGCCCCGACGAACGTGCTCTCCGCCTTGTACTTCATGACGGTGTTGACCTGGTTGTACACGTCCTTAGCCTGGTTGCGGTAGTGCCTGACGGCGTTCGCAGCGCTCTCGGCGAACCGCTTATCATGCCACATGCCCTGGATACCGTCCTCGGCAAGCGTATCGTCTATCGCCTGCCGGACTGTCTCCGCAACATTCCCGGGGATTCCCTTGGTACCCGCCGCGATGATTTTGTGCGCGTCCTGCCGGAGAAGCCCGTGCTTTGCAAGCTGCTTTAACTGCCACTTGCTGACCTCGTTGAGCTGGTGGTCGTCGTTCAGCGAAAGCTGCCGCGCTATCCGGACGAGCAGGCGTTCCTCAACGCTCATGTATGCGTCGGCGATGGGAGCGGCGAGGTTCAGCGCTTCGAGGGCGGTCATGATTCGTCACCGCCGAAGAAATCCGCGATATTACCGCCGCCGGATTCCTGCGACATGCGCTCCAGCTCCTCCCGGGCGGTGGCTTCGTCGCACTTCTGGACCTCCATTATCGCCTTTATCTTGGATTTCAGCCCCGCCGAAACCAGCTTGATATTATTGTCTATCAGCGTGTTGTCGTCGATGATGATGTTGTCGTTCCAGCCGACCGTTACGCTGTACTCCCGCGCGGAAAGCTCCCCGGACATCACACCGAGCTGAATCAGCGCGTGAACGACCGTTTCTATCGTCTCGGTGAGCAGGTTCTTATTATTCTTGACGGTGCGCGCCGTCTTGCTCTCCTGCGAGATTATCTCCGTCGCCGTTTTCATGCCCTGCTGGACGTCGAACGAGAACGTTCCCGCGGACAGCCCGGTCTGCATGCACAGGATATTCAGATACGCGTTGATGGCGCTGACGTGCTGTTCTATGCGGAGTTCCGTGGTGTTGTCGGTGATTTTAAGGTTCTCGCCGTCCTCATGCCGGAGCGCTATGAACGCCTCGTCGTCCGCGTCGAAGTACCGGACTGCTTCGGCGGTGTCCGGGTCGATTATGGTCTGCACGCAGGAACTCGGCACGATTATGCGCTTCTTGCCGAGAATGAACTCCCGCTGGAAGCTGTCGAACACCGTGTCGAGCGCCCGGAGCGTATCCGTGCAGTTCGCGTAAACCGACATTCCGAGCGGCGTGTCGTAGTCCGAGTTATTGCTGACGAACGGGCGGAAATACGCGAAAACCGGCGCGCCGCCCTCGTACACGACCGGATTCTGCAAGTCCGGGAACATCTCCGCAAGCGGGCATTCCCGCCCGAGTTCCGAATCGGAAGCCGCCTTGAACAGCTTGAACTCCGACTTGCCCGGCTGCATGAATTCCAGCAGATGATAGTAGTCCTTGCCCCGCGTGTAAGTCCCCGAAAGTATTCCGGACTGCACGCCGGAGCCGTCCCAGCTCACCGGAACGAAGCGGTCGGCGGTGATGTAGTCTATCCTCGGATTCCCGTCGGAAAGGTAGCATTTCAGCACCGCGCCGCCCATCGCGTAAGCTTTACTGAGCAGTTCCGGCAGCTGCTTCCAGAAACCGTTCGCGTTCAGCGCGCTGTTTATGTATTTCTGATATTCCGGGCTGTCGAGCGTTATCTCGCACTGCTCTGAAAAGGTCAGCGCCGCGAGATTATCGCACAGCACCTTAGCCATATTCAGCCGCAGGAGCTGCCGCTTCCCCCGGGAGAAAAGCCCGCCCTTTGCGGTCTGCCGCCATTCCGGGTCGTCGCGGTATATGCGCCGCCACTTATCAATGCAGGCGCTGTAATATTCCGAGCCGCTGAACTCCTGCCCGAATGCGGCGGCTATTTCATTTGCGTTCATGTATTCCTCCAAATTCTATGAGCCGGTTCGCGTGCGGCTCGAGGGCGTATTCAAGCGCGTCAAGACTGTCAATGTTAGTCGAGCCGTCGTCAAGGCGCCTGTCCCTGGTCGGCGATTTGCCGTCCCAGACAGCCTCTGAGAGCGCCGCTATGGTGTGCCTGCACCTCCGCAGGATAAAGAACCTGCCCTGGCTCATGAGCATGTCACAGAGCCGTATGCGGTCGATTATTTCGCCCTTGCGTGCGTTGCGGACTTCCACCGGGATATGCCGCGCGAACACCTCGGTGCGTATGCCCTTGATGAGCGTGGTCTCCGCGCTGTCGCACCAGATGGACGCCGCCCTGACCTGCGCCTGCGAGCGCTGGACGAACCCGCAGACGTCGCCCGTGAGCGTTCCCGGGTCGATTACCTCCTTGCGGTAGTACTCGTCCAGAATCACGATACTGCGGTACCCGCGGGTTATTCCCACAAGACACCCCGCGTGCGCCGAGCCGTTTCCGCCGAAGTCAAGCCCCATCGTTCCGATGATGATATCCGCCGGGACCTCGTCCAGAATGAAGCGCTCCGGGTCGTCGGCGAACTGGCGGTAGATTACGCCGTCAGCGGACTTCCATTCTCCGAGGATATACCGCTTGAAAAATACGCCGGTGTATGTGCTCCGGTAACGCTCCTTGACGGCTTCCGAGAGCGACAGGTTGTCGTCCATCGTGAAATGCAGATACAGCAGACGTTTGTCCGCGCGCTTGTCTATCCAGCCAGTCTTGAACCAGTGCGCGGGACTGCCGGGATTGCAGTTGAACCAGAATTTCGACCCGTCCACCGAGCAGCGTCCGGTCGCCTGGTTGACGAAGCTCTCCGGCATGAGCGCGACCTCGTCAAAGAACACACCCGCAAGCGTGATACCCTGAATGAGATCCTGGGAGCGCTCGTCCTTGCCGCCGAAAACGTAGAAGTAATTCTCTACGCTGACCCTGCGGACTATCACAAGGTTCTCGGTGCGCTGTTCCGACACCGAATATCCCCGAGAGCGGAGCATTAATTTCAGCCAGAACAGGACGTTCCGGCGGAAGCTGCCGATAGTCTTTCCGCACATCGCGAAGTTACAGGCTTCGAACTCCGACATAGCCCAGATAACGAAGCCGAGCGACATCGCGACAGACTTCCCCGAACGGATAGCGCCGTCCGCGATAATGCCGTTATAGTCCCGCACTGGGGACGAGCGGCACCACCAGTTCAGCACTTTCCGCTGCTTCCGGGAGAACGGCTTGAACTTGAACACTGCTTTAATCTTCATCGTTCCAGTCCTCCGCAGCAGAGCCGTCCAGCGCCGGCAGGAAGCCGTCGTCCGGGGTCTGCTCCTCCTCGCCGGAGAGCTTCTTCTCCTGCAATGCTGCCTGCTTCTTCTGGAGCTTCACGCGCTCCCCGGAGCTGCCCTCGCCGATAAGGTCGACTATCGCATTGAACGCCTTGGTGTCCCCGAGCGCCGCCTGCCGTACCATCGCCGCGACTACTGCCGCGCCGTAGGTCGGGTCTGCTCCGAAGCCCATGTCTACAGTCATGTTGTATATGTCGTCGTTCACGATTCCGCTTGAGAGCAGGTCATTCATCAGGGATTTCAGCGCCTTTTTGCGGCGGCGGGTCTCGCCGGATTTTTTGCCGCCCTTTCTGCCGTTTTCTCTTGCTTCGCTCTCGCTTCGATTTGAGAACGGCACTAAATTCTTATCATTCAACATCACCACCTGCTTGCATAGAAAAAGCGCCCGGGCGATTGCTTCGGGCGCTTTTCAGTATTTCATGATACTAGTATAGCACATTTTCAGCTATCATTCCATATCATCTTTACGGACTGGAGCGCCCGCCCGTGCAGGCGGCATATCTGCGGATAGCTGTAATTCATGCGGACGGCGGTTTCGTCGAGGGTCAGCAGGTTGATGTACTTGTACTCTAGCAGCGTACGCAGGCGCACCTCCGGGACGGTCGCTATCGCCGCGCGTATCTCCCGCTGGAGGTCTATGCTGCGGTCGATGTCCTCGTTTATCTCGCGCTCCAGGTCGACTATCCGGGCGGTTATCTCGCCGATACGGTCGCGGGGCGTTGAACTGTGTGTACCGTCCGAGCTTCCGGAGCTTACCGTCTGCGCTTTCCTGCGGAGCTCCCCGACCTGCTCCAGCTTCACATTTATGCTGTCGTTCAGGTCCTTGTACTGCGAGAGGTATTCTTTTGCGGTCATCGTTCCACCTCCACCTCGTCCAGCGCCGCGATTATCACGCTGGGCGTATTTACGTCCATCAGCTCCAGGGAGTACGTCCAGCCGCCTTTTGCGTACCGCGTGATAACTCCGGATATCCTGCACCTGGAGGTTATCCCCATGTGCGTATGCAGGACTACCGCGCCCTGCTCCGCCGCCTTGGTCACTTCTTCGAGTTTCATTCCAGCACCTCGATTCTGATGAATACTCCGGGAATCTGCGCCCAGAACTTCTCGCACAGCTCCGAAGCGACAAGCGCGTCGTCCTTCCAGAATCCGACAGCAGTCATGCAGTCCTTTAAGAGCTTCTGGAGATTGTCGGTGTCCGGGCGGGTAATGCGGTACTCGCCGTCGCGGTGCCTGAATTTCAGCGGGAACAGCCATTTGACCTCCAGGTGAACGCCTTTTGTGTACGGCTTCTCCGGCTTATGCTTCGCGAGGTGCGCCGTGAGCTTCGCGCGGGCTTCCTTGAGTTCCGGCGGGTCATAAAATACCGGCTTCCCCTTGCGGGCTGTGACCTTATGCTCCTGCGCCGTTACCGTCGGGGGTATCATAGGCAGGAAAAACTGTATATCTTCATTTGCCATTATTTCACATTTCCTTTCTGAGAAAAAATCCGGGGTCATTGTCGTGTGCGTGTAGGGGACACCGCCGACCCCTGGGGCGGTGTCCTACCGTACGCACATGACAGGCTGGACAATGGACAGTATATATAATATACCTGTGTCCGTGTCCGGCGGACACCAACGATTTTGTTTGTGTCCGGGAATTTGTCCGGCACGGACACGACGGCTATTTCTCCGTGCTGTCCGCGTCCTTTTTCCTGACTGTCATGTCGTTCTTGTCAATGCAATAGCCGTATTTGTCTATCCAGCGTTTGACAGTTCTCTCGCAGACTTCCAGGTATTCCGCAAGGGCAGCGACCGTCGGCGCACCGCCGAAATCAGCGGTGTGTACTGCATTCTCGAACTTTATCCTGTTGCTGTCATTCTGCTTCTTCGCCTGCTCGCGGCGCTTGTCGGTGAATTTCTGCCACTGGGGAATGTCCCCGTCCGCGTTGACATCTTTCAGCACCCCCGACATGTCTATCCTGTGAATCGGATAATCGAACCACACGTTGACCGGCGGGAACTTCGGGAACTCTCGCAGAGTACCCTCGATACGCCACGCGGAACGGCTTTCAGCCAGCTTCTCCGCCGCCGATATACTTTCCTCCGCCTGCCGCAGGGAATCCCCCGAAAGCGCGTTTCTGACGTGCTCCCGCATTGCCTTAGCCGTAACCATGTCGTCCTGTGAAATGCCGCCTGACTTGCCGCTGCGGACGAGCAGGTCATAGCAGATATTGCACACCGCCTTGTTCTGCTCCTCCCTGACGAGCGCCTCCGGAAGCCCCAGCTCGATGAGGTCGAGAAGCGCGTCCGGGTCGCGGGCGAACACGCCGGAGCCGGAGGCTCTGTCCATGCTGCGCTTGGCTCCCTGCGCTCCCTTTGAGTGATGGTGGCAGTATATCACCGCGCAGCCAAGCTCCGTGCAGACCTTGTCGAACTGGTTGCAGAAGTGCGCCATCTGGTCGGCGGAATTCTCGTCGCCGGTTATGACCTTGTAGATAGGGTCGATGATTATCGCAAGGTAATCTCGCTTTGCGGCGCGGCGTATCAGCTTCGGCGCGAGCTTGTCCATAGGCACGGACTTGCCGCGCAGGTTCCAGATGTCGATATTCCGGAGGTTCTCCGGCTTCCAGCCGAGCGCGTTGTAGATGTCAGCAAATCTGTGCTCGCAGGAAGCCTTGTCCAGCTCCAGATTGACGTACAGAACACGTCCCTGGGCGACTTTCCAGCCGAGCCACTCGCGCCCCTCCGCGATAGCCGCACACAGCTCTATCAGCGCGAACGACTTGCCCGCCTTCGAGGGTCCCGCGATGAGCATTTTGTGCCCCTGCCGGAGAACTCCACCGATAAGCGGCGGCGCAAGCTCCGGCATGTCGTTCCAGAAATCCGCCGCGTTCTCGAAGCCCGGGAGGTCGTCGTTCACGCCCTCTATCCATTCCCGCCACTCGTTCCAGCCCGCCTTGCCGATGTTCGTATCGACTATGTACTGCCGGTTCTCGCCGCGCTGTACGCCCGGAATCCTCGACAGCCGCGAGGGATTACGGTTCTGCGTGTCGGGCTGTAAGCCGTTCTTCTGGCATATCTGGTAGAGGAAATCCACCCGGCGGCGGTACTCCTCGTAGTTCTCCGCGTCGATGCGGACGATAGCGTGCAGGCTCTTTTTGCCGCTGTAGACCAGCGCCGCGACCGGAAGCTCCAGCTCGCGGATAATAGCGTTCTGCTGTTCGATGTCGACGTTGTCGCTCTCCACCAGGGCGTAGCGGAACTCCGTTACGTTCTCGTTCTTGATACCCCTGCCGTCCAGAGGATTGAAGCGTATCCACGCCCCCGCGCGCGGGTTGTAGTCCCCGAGGACAGCGCCGATATCGCCGCCGCATTTCGACAGGTGCGCGATGAGCTGACCCGCCGTGCGGTCGTAGGCGCCCTTGTTCGCGGGAATGAACTTCCCGTCCTTTTCGTAGCTCTGCATGACGTAGCCGACCTTGTCCTCCGGCTCGAACAGCGCTTCCAGGTAGCGGATTATTTCCCGCGCGGGATTCCAGTCGGCGGGCGGGTTTATCTCGCGTCCTTCCACCCAGTTCCTGTTGACCACGACGTGCTCCTCCGGGGCTTCATATGATATCTCGTCGTCCCAGTCCAGGGCGCGGCTTTCCGCGGCGGGCATTCCGCGCTCCTTTGCGAGCTGGACTATTGTCGCCCCGGTGACGGGGTTCGGATTCCCGCCGAAGCTCTCCCACTTCTTCGCGCACTCGCCGGAATGATAGCGGCTGTCGGGGCGGCTCCAGTCGTCCCACACGGAGCAGGGCAATCCCTCCTGCTTCAGCGCCATGCCGACGTTCACCCAGGTCTGATAGTCCAGCGACGCGGGGTCTATGTATTTTAAACATTCTGTTAGATTCATAAGCACCTTTCTTTCAAATTCGGAATTCGGAATTATGAATTCGGAATGAATGTGTCCCGCTTCGCGGGACTGATTTAAATTCGATACGATCGGAATACGTCCGCGACAGCGGACACCGAAATTCCGCATTCCGCATTCCGAATTATTCTGGCGTGTATTCCGCGGGATTTACGCTGTGCGGTACGCGCCAGCCGTTCGCCGCTATCCGCGTTATCATATTGCTCGCCTGCTGGAACGTCCATTCCCCGACGTGCAGGAAGCCTTTATTCTCCAGCAGGCGTATCTGCTTCGGGGTAGAAAGTCCGTCCATGCGGCGCTTGTTAAGGCGGTCGAGGAGCATTGCCGCCTTGCCCGCGTTCTCTATCTCGTTCGGGTAGATTCCGTACTTCTCCAGCGCGTCGAGCTGCTTCTGCGACGGCGGGGACATCTCCCAGCCGAACGACGGAACGTAGCCGGACAGGTCCTGCGCCTGTATCGACATCTCGAACTGGAGCGGGTCAACTAACGCGCGCTTGCGCTTACGCATTTCGCCCAGCTGCTTCGCGAGAGCCTCCTCTCGCTGGGCTACTACGTCGGTTTCCGCTCTTTCTTCGGCTTCGGTGATGTCCAGCGGACAGCCCGCCGCCGCGAGGTTCTCCGTCATTTTCTGCGCCACCTCGCCGCTCTCGCAGATGAGGTGCGCGGGTCTGCACAGTTCGTGCCGCTGAGTATGCCAGAGGAAGTCCAGCAGGAGCAGGTCTTTCTTGCCGGGACTGAGCCGCGTTCCTCTGCCCACCATCTGGCAGTAAAGTCCGCGCACCTTTGTCGGGCGGAGGACTATCACGCAGTCCACGGAGGGACAGTCCCAGCCCTCGGTGAGGAGCATTGAATTACAGAGCACGTTGTACTTTCCGGCTTCGAAATCCCGGAGTATCTCCGCGCGGTCGTCGGAATTTCCGTTGACCTCTGCCGCCCGGAATCCGCGCTCGTTGAGGATATCCCGGAACTTCTGCGAAGTCTTGACCAGCGGCAGGAACACCACCGTCTTGCGGTCGGCGCAGGACTTCTGCATTTCGTCCGCTATCTGATAGAGGTAGGGGTCGAGGGCGGTGTCGAGGTCAGCCGCCTTGTAGTCGCCAGCCTGGGTCGCAACGCCGGAAAGGTCGAGGTTCAGCGGGATAGTCAGCGCCTTTATCGGGCAGAGGTAGCCCTCCCGGATAGCGCGGGGAAGGGTGTACTCATACGCCAGGGAATCGAACACCTGACCGAGGTTCTTCATGTCGCCGCGGTCGGGGGTCGCAGTCACGCCGAGGACTTTCGCGCCGGAGAAGTGCCGCAGTATCTTCTGATAGCTGTCGGAAACCGCGTGATGAGCCTCGTCTATTATGATAGTATCGAAGTAATCCGGCAGGAACCGCGCGAGGCGGCTCTCCCGCATGAGGGTCTGCACGCTCCCGACGGTTATCCGCCAGAACGAGCCGAGGGAGGTTTCCTCGGCTTTCTCGACGGCGCAGTTGAGATTGCAGGCTTTATGTATCTTGTCCGCCGCCTGCTCCAGAAGCTCCCCGCGGTGCGCCAGAATGAGCACGCGCTCGCCGCGCTTCACGCAGTCCTCGGATATCTTCGCGAAAACTATCGTCTTGCCGCAGCCGGTCGGGAGCACGAGCAGGGTGCGCTGTACGCCCTGCTCCCACTGACCCAGCACGGCGGATTTCGCCTCGTTCTGGTAGGGTCGGAGCGCTATCGGCGCGGGTCTGACCGCAGGTTCGGCGGGGGCGGGCTCAAGTAAAGTGAGCTGATTTTCCATGCGCTCACCACTTTCCGGGAGTGAATACGCCGGTGGGCTGATTAGCAGGGGCGTTCTGCGGAGCCTGCTGATACTGCGTCGGCTGTGCGTACTGCTGATACTGCGGCTGTGCCTGCGGTGCGCTTGCAGATGAATTTTCAAACGGATCATAGAACTTCTTTATATCGTTGGACTGCATGTCCTCGCCGTTCTTGCCCTTCCAGCTGCGGACGGTTATCTTGCAGCGGCCGTGCGCGCCGGGGACGGCGTTCCAGTTCATGCGGAGCGGTTCGCCCTTGCGCTTCAGACCGATACCCGTGAAGAACGCGGAGAGCAGTCCCTCGCAGCGGGTGTGCAGGAAAAGTCTGTGCCTGAGGTTCGCGTTGCTTCCGTCCGGCAGCGTTACCGCGAGGGTAACTATCGCCATGTTGCAGGGCGGGAGCTTCTCCGAACCGTCGTAACGTCCGCGCTCGAAGCCGGTCACGGTGAAGTCGTAGTCGCCCTCCGGGATTATCGTGAAGTCGCTTTCGCGGGATATTTCATCGTCCCAGCCTAATTCTCTTTCGATTTCTGACATTGTGGTGTCCTCCTATATAATGTTGCAGGAAGTTTTTCTTTCCTCCCTGACCGAGTTTAGCATGTAAAATACTGCATTTTACTGCAAAATCAGAACGGGTATTTCTGCTCGTTGATGAAATCAACAATCTGCTTCCACGCGCCGACCAGAACGCCGCTGACGAAGTCCTCCGGGTAGGCGCTTATCGGCATATCCTCCGGGAAGTAGCCCTTTGTCGCGACCGCCGCGCGAATCTGCTGTTCTGTGATTCCGGAAGCTGCCATAAGGTCTGCGAGGCTCTGCGGAATACCCGGCTGAACTGGCGCGGAAGCACTCGGAGCAGGCACCGTATCATTAGCAGGCATTGAGATACCGCCCTGCGGAGCAGGGCCCCTTAATTCCGCATTCCGAATTCCGAATTCCGAATTTGAAAAGATCTGCGCTATCTGCGCGTACTCCATCGGAATCTCCTCCGGGAGCCCGTAGCGGTTCTTGGCGTCCCAGCAGGGGTGGTGCTGGGTGTACATCACGCGGCGGTTTCCCTGCGCCTTGTGCTTCTTGCCGTCCTTGTCCGTCTGGACTACGACGGTCTTGTAGTTGCAGAACAGCACGATGTCCGCCCACTCCTTTATCAGCGGGGATATCTTGTTCGTGGTCTTGCTGCCGAGCTTCATTTCCCAGCGGTCGTAGCTGCCCATTTCGTCCGGCTGCTCGAACTTCCGGAGCGCCGCGTGCGCGGTCAGAGTTACGTTTATTCCGGCGTTTATCACCTCGGTGAGTTTGTTCAGGAACTTCCCGAAGCTCTCCTTTTCGAACTCCCAGCCCTTGCCGTAGCCGAAATCCTCGATTCCGGATTTGCCGTTCTTCGCGCAGAGGTCGGCTATGCAGAGCTGCTCCGCCCAGTCTACGGTGTCAATTACGAGGGTCGCGCAGGGGCGCTTGCTTATCACGAAATCCAGCTCCTGGAGGAGCATTTCCCAGCTTGACGGAGCGGGTAATCTCGCTACGTCGAGCTGCTTCGTGCTTCCCTCGGTGTCGATGAAAAGGGGGCTTGGGAACTGCGCCGCGAGGGTCGTTTTTCCGATTCCCTCCGCGCCGTAAATCACCGTTTTAACGGCGGTGTGTACTTTTCCGGTTGAAATGTTGAAATCCATCAGAATACTCCTTTACTCCAGGTTGCCCTCTGCGGGGCGGCGTCCGTGCCTGCGCTGGTGATTGTCGGCGCGGCTGTAGCGGCTGTATTTGCAGGCTGTTCAGTCGGCTTCGCATAGCCGTCCTCGATGATGATACTGCACTCGCCGCCGGTGCTGACGCGGGTCGCTATCACCTGCAAGCCCTCCTGCTCCAGCCATGCCCCGAACTCCGCGAGGGTCGCGGCGTCCATCTGCTCCAGCTTGTCCATGAGGACGAATCCGCACTGCGGGTTCAGCCTGCGGACTATCGCCGCAGATACCCGGAGCTGCTCCGCGCCGCTCATGCAGTCCCACTTTGCGCCGTTGTAGGTGAGCTCGCCGTCCTGCACGGAAAGTCCCGGCAGCGGGAGGTCTGCGCCGTCCAGCAGGGCGGTTTTCTGCGCGCGGATATCCTCTATCTTCGCTGTCAGCTCGTTGTACTGCTCGCGGGTCTCCTGCGCCTCCGTGAGGGCGCGGGTACGCTCGCGCCTTGCCCGGACTTTCGCGTTGATAACGTCGATGTCGTGAATGCTCTGCTCGATCTCGGCGGTGCTTTCGTCCGTGAGGTCGGCGGCGGACTTGCGGGCGGTTTCGGCTGCATGCTGAGCGCGGGCGAGGACTTCCGCGGCGCGGTCGTACTCCTGCCGGGCGCGGAGTAATTCCTGCTCGCAGATATCGCGGTTCTGCCGCAGGCGCTGATTTTCGCCGTTCTTCGCGAGTATCTCCTGCTGACTGCGGAGCAGCTCGGAAATGCTGACCTCCTCGGCGGGGGCTTCGGGGTAGTCCGGGAGCTCGTCGGCGTACTTCTGCTTCTGGTCGGCGACCTGCCCGACGGCGCGGCGCTGATTATAGGCGTTCTGCTCCTGCTGTTCGAGGGCGGCGAGCTTGTCCCCCACGCCGATTATCCGGAGTAGGGTCTGCGCCTTTTCCTTGCTGGTCGCCTGCATGAATTTCGGCAGGTCGAGCGCGAGCTGCCCGATGAACTCGTTGAGGAGCTGCTGACCGCCCTTGCCGCCGTTCGGGTCGGTTATCTTGAGGGTTCCACGATCCCCCTTGCGCTCTACGATAAGCCCGTTCGAGAGGGTCACGCGCAGGTGCGGAGGAATTACCGAGCCGTCCCGCTGCGGCTGCGAGGGCTTGAACTTGTCGCCGCCCAGCGCCCAGGCGATTCCGTCCAGCACGGAGGTCTTGCCCTGGCCGTTTTTCCCGCCGATGACCGTAAGTCCGCTCTCCGACGGGGCGAGCTGGACTGCTTTTATGCGCTTGATGTTTTCGAGTTCAAGGTTGGTTATTTTGATCATCTTGACAAACCTTTCCGCTCATGATATAATGAGCATGTGATATTTTTTGTTTGCCGCTTCCCGAATTGCCGTTCAGGAGCGGTTTTTCTTTTTACTTTTCTTCGGCAGGAGGAACACTCCCTTGAAGCTCCACACCATGATAATGCAAGCGATTGCAACGATGATGTCCGCGCCGTTCACGCGGTAGCCAGTCCAGCCGTTCAGCGCGGAAGCTATCCATCTGAGGTGGAAGCCGACCAGCGCGGCTATTGCGTATACTATGTATTTCTTCACGCCTGAACCTCCATAGCTTTCAGCTTCTTAAATCTGCGTTCCAGGTCGGCAATGTTAAGCCCCCAGGCTTCGTAAGCAATCTCCGTGTTAACGCGCTGAGCATTCCAGACCGGAGTGTTGCGCTCAATCATGATTGCCAGAGCCTTGTTTTTCAGGCTCTTGATGGTCGCGGGCGCAAGCTTCCCGAAAAGTTCCCTGATGTCGCTGTTGGAAAGCTCTATGCGCTCATAGTACAGCCGTATCGCAGTTTCCAGAGATGTTATCTGCGGTACGCGGACTGTTGCTGCTGTTGATGGCATTTTGTTCACCTCCTTTCGTTATGCGGCGTGCTCCGCCCTCTGTGCAGTCCTCTGATCCAGCAGATACATGAGCGCCGCCGCGAATATTTCCGCCTCTTGCTCTATGACGGCGCTCCTCCATATGGAGTAATCCCCCCTGCTGCTCCGGACGTGCAAACAGTAGTGCCCGATCTCATGCGCCAGCGTAAAGCGCTTTTCTGCGCGGCACAGCGTTTCCCGCAGAACTACGATGGCTTCTCCATCGTTTGCGCCTATCAAGATAATGCCTTTTTCGCTGGGCTTGAGCATGTCAACGTACTTATTCAGCACTACCCCGCCTATTCCCAGACTGCGGGCAAGTCGGCACATATCCAGGCTGTCCCCCAGCTCCCGCGCGGCTATGTCCAGGATATCCGCAGCATACGCCACGATCTCCCAGCATGGCACCGTTGCGCCACGCTCCGGGTCGGACTTTGTTGCGTGCCGCTCGAATGCGCGTAAATACTCGCCTGTGAGGGGTGAACTATGCGCCATGAGTAACACCGCCTTTCAGGTCCTTTGCCCTGTCTATCTGGTTGATAATCTCCAGCAGCTTGGAGACCGAACCGCCCGCGCTCAGGTACTCTTTAAGCATTGCCCCCAGTTTTAAGCCGTTTTCAAAGGCTCGCTGTTCGCCGCCTGCGAGCGGCTCGGTGTGAGAATTGCGCCGGGTTCTCTCGCTCCGCTGTCCCAGTATGTACCCGGTGCGGTACAGCGTTCCCAGCGCTGCGACGGCGGTATAATCCGGGTCGAGGTTCGCGCCGTACTTGGTTATGTACTGGTCGTATATACCCCGCGCGTCTGTCATGTCGGCTATGCGTATGTTCTCATGGCACAGCGTCAGCAGCGCCGCCAGCTCTTCCGGGGTCGTCTTTATGGGTTCTCTCATGATGTTACCCCCTCAGGAACTTGCTGATAAAGTACGTCTGCCCCTTGCCGGTCACTTTTGTCGTGCGGTTTATCCTGACCGAGCCGTCCGGATTATTGACCGTGCTCTCCTTGACTTCGAACAGCCCCATCTCCATAGCGCGCTGTGTGGGCATATTGTGAGAATTGCCGCCCTTCATCAGATAGCCCTCCTGCCTTAACTGCTCGAATAGCCGTTTCTGTCCGGTCTGGACGCCGTTCTGCTTGAGTATCTTCGCAAGGTCGCCTATCAGTATTGAGTTGTGCGCCGTTTCGACTGCCTGTGCGAAAAGCACCATGGGCTTGTCCTGCTCGACCTTGGCTTCCAGTTCAACGCGCTTTGCCTTTTCTTCCTTGAGCTTTGTCGCAAGCTGTATCAGGAAGTCCGGAGAAGTCAGAGCCTGTTCCAGTGTGTCGTCCGTCATGTACGCGCCGTTTCTGCGTATCGTCGGGAGTACCTCGTCAAATACCCAGTGCTCGAACTGCTCCGCCGCCGGGAGCTTGCTGTGCGTTATCAGGCGGTAGACGTTGCCCTCGTTGATGAACTTCGCCTGCTGTTCTCTGCCCATGCTGTCGATGAGGTCGTGAAACGCTACCCCATCTTCTTTGCAATGCCTTGAAAGTGCGTCCTTTGTGTTTGAATACCCGAGCGCCTTTGCGATGTCCGAGCCGCAGAACAGCACCGTGCCGTTCTCCTCGGCAGTCCGTATCTCTCCGAACTGGTCGTTCTTGAAAATCTTTAAATTGTTCATGTGGTTTCCTCCTTAAATCTCTGCAAGTTCCATCTGCTCCCACGGAGAGGTTTCCACGAAATCCTCTATCACGGGAATTCCGAAGTGCGTGAGCAGAAGCTCGGTCTGTTTTGCAACCTTGCGAGGGTGGCTGTTCTGCCGCTCCATGACTATGCGAACATTCTTAATGAGGCTCGATACCTCTCCGGCTGACGTGGATTTTGCGGGATAGTGCTGAAAAGTTGTCTGAGCTTCAAGCTGTTCCTTCATCTTCTCAAACGCCGAAACATACGCCGCAGTAAACAGCACGCCTTTCTTTCCTGTGAGCTTGTTCGCTATCATGTCGCAGCCCTTTTTGGTGATGAGGTAGCAGGGGCGAGTTTCCCCCTTGCTGTCTTTGTACTCTGCACTTACGAAGAAATCAACCAGCGCAATTTTGCTCTCGTTGAGAATCTCGCAGTAGGTGCGGATTGAGCGAAGCAGTTCTTTGTGCGGTCTTTCAATCTTCTCCGCAACCTCTCTGCTGTCGGCGTAGAATTCGCCGTCATAGTTTGTGAGCTGAAATTCTGTCATGTGATGTCCTCCTTAAATCTTGATAGGTTCCAGTAGCTGATCTGCGGTGCAGTGCAGCGCCGCCGCAAGCTTCTTCAGCGTTACGATGTCGGGTTTTCTTGCTCCAGTTTCGTATTGTGTAATCGCACTTGCTGTTATTCCGACAGCCTTTGCTAGTTCTCGCTGGGTCATGTTCTGGTCCTTGCGGTACTTATAGATTGCAGTCATTTTTATCACCTCCGTTCTCACGTTGTGTTATCATTATAACTCACAAAACGTTATCTGTCAATAGGTGAAATAACATTTTGTTAACTTACACAAAATGTGACCTAAATTATTGACAAAGATAACAGATTGTGATATTATAATAGATGAAGACGCAGAACAGCGTAATTAACAGGAGAATGAATATGTTTAGCAATAGATTAAAAGAATTACGTCAGGAAAAAGGATTGATCCAAGAGCGCTTTGCACAAGAACTTAATGTTTCAAAAGGCGCTGTGGCTATGTGGGAAACCGGCAAACGTATACCGGATTCAGAGATGTTAAAAGCAATCGCAAAATTCTTTTCTGTTTCTGTTGACTATTTGCTAGGCGAATCCAAATTCCGCAACAACGAAGAACTAATCAAATATAACGAGGACAGAGCGAACTGGGGAATAAATGACCCTTACTTTGAGGCGGCATTCGATTTTGCAAAACTTCTTACTCCTATCAGAGAAAAACAGGGAGTTTCCCTGTCAGAGCTTGGAAGAGTTATCGGTGCTTCCAAAGAACAAATGCAGGACATTGAGGACGGAGTTCTGCCCATAACATACGAACAGGCGGAAAAGCTGTGCGAACATTTAAGGACAAACGTATCTCAAGTTCTATTTGATAATCAACTCTATGACGATGAGGTTCCGGAGGAATATCACGACAATGTGAAAGCTTGGGAACACAAGAAGAAAGAACTTGAAAAGGAGGCAGAAGCAAATGTTGATGATCTTCATGAGGAGATATTAAATCCAGATATTCTCATGATAGCGCGAGCAGGAGAAAAAATGACGCCTGAACAGGCAGAGAACTTACGGAAGTATGCGCAGTATATGTTCCCGGAGGCATTTAAGA